ACTTAATAACCTTAGATGTAGTAACTGGTCCATATAAGTAAAACTTAGTGGTAAATCCTAAAGTATATATAATTGCTCGTCTGGCTTGAAAATCTCCAGCATAATTATCTTCATAACTAACATCATTTAAAATGATAGGTACATCTCTTTTGATACCCATATCAGACATATCATTAATTGTTAATGTGTAGTCTGGTTGAAAGTATGGTAGTATTTGTTCTACTATCTGTAACGCATCATCAGAGTTTTTTGCCATTGCGTATAAAGTAATGTCCATATTATATGGAACAGGCATATATTGTGTGTCTAATTTATTTGCATCATCTGTTGATGTTTTAACTTTTTTAAATTTTTGTACACGATTTAATTTTCTTCCAGCATCATATGTCAATCCACCTATTTCAAAACCTAGTCTTGGTAAAGTTATTGCAGTTGCATTTGCAAGTGATGGGTCTGTATTTAAACGAGTCAAATACTTTTGCTTTGGCCCATATGCAAGTGGCACTTTCATTGATTGTATTATATTTCCAGAATTATTCTTACGAACAATCTGTATATTATTAAACATAGTTCCAAACGCAACAATTACGTTTCTAACTGTTTCGTGATAAAATTGTTGTCCAAGCATAATATATCTCCTTATCCTAGATTACCAGCATCACCGAATGGATTAGTTTCAGAGAAATCTAAGACAGTATCATCTAGTTCATCAAACAATTCATTCTGATTTGTTGTGTCCGTACTTTGGTCACCTACTATATAGTCTTCTTGTAAAAGGTATTCTGCGTTACCAGTATCAGCTGCATTTTCAAGAAGAACAGAACCAACTTCGTTTTCAAGTGCAAACTGAAACAATAATGAATCTAAACTGTCGCCTTCAATCGCATCAATAGTTGTAATACCAGTATCAATAACTTCTGAACTATACTCAAACTGTTTACATCTTAATTTATATACTGGGTTATTATCCAGTTGATAAAATGGTTCATCATGGTCTACAAAACTTATTTCAAACATCTTTGCAAATATTGGGTGATAAACTAAATCACCTTCTTGTGGTCTGTCTGCATCTGTAGAAGCAATATCTTGTAAAACATAAAAGTTATTATCTCCTTGTACACTTGTAAGTGTAGATGAGTTTTCAGATTGGTCTATACTTCCAGCTTCTAAAAGAAAACTACCACCAGTTGTATCTGTTCCACTCTCAATAACAAACTGACTATCCATTTCTTGAAATCGTTCTTTAGAAACTACGAATGTAATTTCATTACGATTCTCTAAACCAAAAGTTGTTATAATTTCTTTATCTCCACCAAAACCCTCTGAGTCTTCTACATACATTTCTATTGGTGTTTGTTTTGTATACTTGGAAAGACTGTCTTCTCCAAGAACATTATCTAAAGCAACTGTATCACGATTAACATAATAAACATCATGTCCATAAATCTGTATAGCTTCTTTGATTAAGTTTTGATATAGACTTCTCTCCGTTGCAAGAGAGTGTAAGTTACTTGTGTGAAATGCAGTATTAACAGCCATGGCATTAACCCATGCCAAACATCATAGGTGGAGAATTAGTTATTGATATTAATTCCTCTAATTTTTCGATTTCCTCTTGTGCTTGTGAGTAGATAGTTTCACCATTCATGGTTACACCACCTAACATTGCAACACCATTAAACTTAGAAAGGTTTGCACCCCATTGTCTTTTTATCAAAGCCGTTGCATATCTTTTTAAATGTATGTCATCAAAAATGTCAGAATAAGATGCTGGGTCTATTTTACGATAACACTCTATAATTAAAAACTCTCCAGCAGATATATCGTTTGACCAATCCATATCAATGTATAAACGATTTTGATGTTGATTAAATCTTAAAGGTTTTTCTCCAACAAGAATGTGAGAAAGGAAATCTAAATGTTGCATAGTCATTTGATAATGTATAATTGATGTTGAACTAAAGTCATACAAATCATTTAATCTAAGTTGATATCTTATATCAAACATATTGTTTGTTGCTTTCTCATCAAAAGGAAATATGTTTACTATAGAAATAACAGCATCTGGTATAGGTATAAAATTATTTGCTTCTTGAAATGTTGAAGTTATACTACTATCTTTTGTATCAGTTACAGAAGTAGATGTATTTCCAGAAGCTCTTGTGATATCATCAGCAGTTACTTGATATTTCAAATACATCAACTCAATACCATCATAGTGATACTGTGCAAAGAACTGTAACGCTTCATCTATCCTATCGTCAATCTGGTCATCAGATACGTTTATGTCTATAACTCCAAAACCTAAAGACCTAAGACAATAGTTTTTAAAAGTTGCTTTTGTACTTGGTACTGCCATTTGTTATTCTACTCGTCTTCTCTATATGTTTGTTCTGCAAACATAGCACTAATTTCTGCTTCAGTTAGACCTAATGCTTTTAATTTAGTCATTGCCTTTGCTTTATTAGTTTTTGCAGTTTTTCTTGCAGCTTTTTCTGTGGCCTTTTGAGTGCTAACAGTTTTTGCAAATTCTTTTTTTTCTGCTTCTTGTGATGCAGACATATCACAAAGTACTCCGTTTAAATATTGTTTTAATGCCATTAGCTTCTTACTCCATATAGTGTAACTGTTCCTCTATCTAAGTTGTTTTGTACACTTATTATTTTTATGTAATTTATTGGTGCTGTCCATAATAATCTTGACATACCTTTATATCCATAATAGTTACCAGAAGTACCACTATTTTCTGTCATTCCATGTCCAATAACACTTTTATAGTGTGTTGATGAACCAGCATTATACAAATAAAAGTAACCATCAGTACCATCTTCAACAGAAACGCCTTCTTCTGAGTCATCTGCTATAGGATGATAAGCTTTATTGAAGTTTCTACCATTATCATTACCATTCACCAACTCGTACTTATGCATACCAGAATTATCAATTAAGTTTCTACCATTGTCAGCAGAAAATCTTACTCCTATATCATCTTGATTATTAGTTGCACTTAAATTTCTAATAGTACAATAAAAAACATCATACTTAGCACTATCAACCACACTAGCATCAAAAGCAATTTGTGCAACACTAGATGAAATTGTTGTTGATGCTAACTTAACATAAGTATTTGAATCATTGAGTTCATAGTTTTGACTAAATTTTATTTGTGAATTTAATGTTAAATCTGTATTTAGTAATGTATTTGGGTCATCAGTACCTTCTTCAAAAACAATCTTTGAACCAGCATTGGTTGCAGAACCATCTGTTCCATCAAGTAAAAATTCATCTCCAACATCAGTATCAGCTGCACTTGCATCTAATAGTATTCTACCAGAAACATTACCAATAAGTTCTGAACCAGCAGTAATACTTGTTGCAGCAGTTATACCTGCTCCTGCTGTAATACCATTTGTTACTACCAAATCTGCAACAGTAAATGCAGTAGTTGTGCTATCTACCTTTGCAGAGGTAATAGCATCATCTGCAATTCCAGCAGTTCCTATTGTACTTAGTGCCATTTATCTCTCTCCTATTAACTTGGTTTTGTAGGCCATGTTACATTACCTAAAGTTGAACCATACACTCCATCCCAAGTTGGACTTGTATTATTTGATGGCATATCTCTAAGAGCTTGTCTATAAGTTTTCCATGCACTAGACATTGTAACATCAGAACAAGCCATCCAATCTGACTCTTCTAGTATTAAATTTCTTTGTATGCGTAGTTCATTCATTGGTTCTGCGTTAATTAATTCTGTTAGTTTATCTGATATATCTGACCTTGATATTTCACTTGTTCCTTCTAACCATCTTATTTCACAAGTATTAATATCATCTCCTCTAATATCTACTTTAGCATCTGAATCTATTAATAATATAGATCGTGCTATTCTTGATGCCGTTGATGTTATTGCCATTATCCTATCTCCATTAAAACCATTTCAGTTGGGTGACTACTACCTACTGTATTAACTTCAGTAGTACCACCAGAACCTCTAGCAAAACATAAATTATATGTAACTTCACTTGTTGTATGTGGTGAATCAAGTATCATATGTCCAGAAGATTGATAGTTGTTCCGTTGACCACTAGTACCAGTTGCCGGGCCTTCGTAATATTGATTTTGTGCGTCACCAGCAAATACACCATCAGTAAGTGGGCCTCTATATACAACAACTGATAAAATACCACTAGAACCACCACCATGAATATCACCAGATAATCTTGAAAAAATCATAATTTTACTATGAGTGCTTCTTGGAGTAATTTTTGCTTCCATTACTTCTGCTAAACCAGAATCAGTTCTTGCAATTGCTACTCTATGTTGATTTCTAACTACTTGAAGAACAGTTCCACTTTGAACAAATTCACCAGCAGAACCAGTACCTACTTCAAATAAAATAGAACCACCAACATCAGTTCCAGATGCAGAAGCATCTAATAAAAAGTTTTCTCCAACATCTGTTCCACTAGCAGAAGCATCTAGTAACATTCTATTTACATTATTACCAATAATATCTCCACTAACAGTTAAATCTCCAAGAGTAAATCCAGTTCCATCATCATCAA